TATATAGGAAATTTTATAAATTTAGTAGCAGTAATTCCAGTGCCTGCAATTTCGCTGGTTGTGCCGTCTACAATTTTAGAAGAGTCATCTGCAAACACAGAACCTTGCATATCAGCTTCTATACGACTTTGAAATATTACGTTATTGGCAAATACTAGTTCATCGCCTGCTAGCGTAAGGTCGCCGTCAATTTGAACATTGCCAAAAAATCTTGTGGGTTGTGCTACAGAAATAGATGTGCTATCTGTAGTTGAGATAGTGCTGCCTACAAAGCTAAAACTGCCCACTGATTCTGTAACAATTGTTTGAGCTATGCTTGCAGGAAATGTTGAATATACGTTTTTTCCGCCTTCGGGAAAATTTACTTTTGCTCCGCTATTAGAGCTGCTTATAACAGTATCTCTGGTTAAAGTTGAAGGTGCTACAAAAGTTCCTCGACCAATTTCCCAGTTGCCTACTTGATCAACGATGCCATAGTATGTTTCGTTGCCATTTCCTACACCTGCGGCAAAACTTTGAAATCCGGGAACTGTGCTGTCTAATGTAAAACTACCTAAACCTGTAGTATGAGCTCTAACTTTAACTCGATCGGCAAAAACTAAGGCCATTACGTATCTCCAATATGATACGTATATTTACCCAAAAAGCTATTAGTTGCTGAAGCCGAAGTAGATTGTGATGTATTTGTCTAGGGGAATAGCACTGGTAAACTGTATGTATGTGTTACCAGATCCTAGATAATTGTAGAGTAAATTAAAGTTTGTATCTGAAATTTGAAATACGTTTTCAACAAAAACAAGAATACTATTTTCAGATGGCGGAATGAGACTCAACGGACCAAAAATCGTATCTACTTCGTTTCCTGGACCGAGAGTTTGTTTTGTAATTCCAGTTGTTCCTGGAGCTGTAACGATTTCCCAAACACCAGCAACATATCCTTCGATTGAATTTGTTTCGGTATTGTATCTGATATATCCGTCCGCTCCATTAGGAGTTCTTACTCCTGATAAATCAGGGCGTTCAGCTGTAGTTCCTTTAGGCAGTCGTAGACCTCCTGTTAGATCCATTACAGCGCGGCCGTAGTGATTGGTAAACAATGTGTTATCACTAGGGCTATATCGAGAAATAGTTTTTTGTTTTAAAAATTTCATATTATACTGGCAATGTGCTTACAGTCACTGATAACAAACTTCCCACAGATGTTCCGATCCAAACTTCGTCTCCGCCATCTAAAATAATTTTTTCATCTGAAAAGAAAACTGTTTCACCTGCTGGAACTATTAAATTACTAACGATTAAATTATTTGAACCATAACTTGAACCTGACTTAACTAGATAAACATTAACGCTAACTGTATTAATTGTTTCGTCTGTAAGATTAGGTGTTCCTGTATTGCAAAGAATCATTGTAGTAATTGCTCTATCCTGAGCTGTAACAGCACCGCCAATAGCAGCTCCTGTGGATGAGCTAGTGAATACTTTCACTGGAACTGTAACTGATGTTGATGTAACTAATGTGCTGTTTATCATATCCGTCTCTTAAAATATCATACTAAACAATAGTGCTCTATTTTTATTAATTAGCTCTCCGTTGCGAGTTGAATTAACAAAATATAATCCAGTAGATCCTACACTAGGCTGAGCTCCGTAAACTAATGTTGCGTTTGATACATATGCTGGAACAGTTCCGATGTTATCAAGTTGCATAGCATAATTTGTTTGCAGTTTACCTGTGCCTTGTGTTCTTATACTGATATTACCGTTAGTATCATTGTTGGTTATTTCGTTATTATTAAATTCTAAATTTTGTATGTATGCTCGATTTCTATAAAATTGTGACGTTAGTGTTCCATCAACAATCACAGAAATTCCGCTTTCACCGAATGTGCTATAACCTGTTTGTGCAGAAAGATATGCCAAAGAACCTGTAACATCTTTATCTGTAACAATAACTCGAGTATTGTTATCAATAATTTGGAATGTTGGATTGTTACGAATCGCTTCGTCGACATATTTTTTATTCGGTATGTGGTTAGGATCAGTGACATTGGCTTGATACTCTGTTCCGTCTCCGCCTTCAGATCTAACCTTAACTGCGCCGCTGGCACTGTCAGAACCTAATAATAACAAATCTCCCCCGTCGGTAGAAGAATCTGTTAATATTTCTTTTAGTTTAATTTTACTGTTGGCATAGTTCAAGATGCCGCTGGTAGCAACACCTTGTCCTATTAACCATGTATCTACAGTTTCGTCATAGACAATGGATGCCGGAGACGAACTGCCCCTATCAACTTGGATACCGGAGTAACGCAATGTTACTCCAGATCCCACTTCTCCATAGTTGAGAATAATAATATTATCTTCAACATTTAAATCAGTAGCTTGAACAGTTAATTGTTGACCAACTACCACAAGGTCGCCAGTAATATAGACCTGGCCTACACCAGCACCTGTATCTAATTTAAGTTGACTACCTTCACCAGTTTTAATGGTGTAGTCGCCGTTGGTTTGAATAAACTGTCCCATATTTTATATTACACTGATGGTGAAATTGCTGTTAAGATGATTAAAGTTTCTGTTGAGTCGTCGCTTAATGACCACTTGTATCTGTTGTTAGAAAAATCTGCAACTGTTCTAAAATTAATTTTACGCAATGTAATTGGAGAGCCGTTTAGTAATCCGACTAATGTTGCTTCGCCGTTATTTACGGGGTCTGAATTTGTTCCTTGAACTAATTTACAAATTTCTACAGCAGTAGTTCCATTGTCTGTGCTACATTTAAATCTACGAGCACTAACTTGATTTACAATGAATCCTTCATATACTGTTCCACCAGATTTAAATCTAATTGGTAGATGAGGTGTTGATGCTGAGCCAGTTGCTCCAAAATACTTTTTACTTAGTTTATTTGCCATTTGTTTTCTCCTTTGAGTGACGTTCTAGGTCTCGCTCAGTGGCTACTGCGCATTTTACTAGATACTTTATTTATCTTTGGCTCAGTATAGCCATAAGCTCTAGTTTTTCTACAGTCGAAATAACCCTGTTTATTTCGTCCAATTCGTGTTGTGCGATTTCTAAATATTTTTTACTTTTAGTCTGTCGATAATGCACACCTGCAATAGCAAAATTTTGAATGTGTTGTTCTACGATATGTTCTATCTGATTAACGTCATGCGCAAACATAGGAAAACGTTTACGCCAATTAGACATATGGCGTCTTAGTTCTGGAAAATCTCTATCGCTTTCTACATTCACGTAGATATTTAAGTCAAACAAAAAGGACCCGAAGGTCCTTTTTGATTTCATCGTCCTAGGATTAGATGAATGTTGCGTTACTGATAGTAACTGTTCCTAGGTAGTCAGCTGCGTTACCTAGAGATGATGCTGTGTTTGTTAACTCAACATATCCGTAACGTGTCATAAAGCTAACTACTGGTTCAAATGTGCTAGGATCTAGAACAACACCGCTGCTCATCAATGGAATGTATGGGCAGTAGAATGCTGCTGCGTCAGATTCGCTAGAACCTTTGTAACCGATCAACACTTTGTCGCTGCCAGAAGTTTCTGTAGCAAATGTGTTAACATAAATCTTCATTGCGCCGTTCAATGTTCCAACGAACTTGGTGTTTGTTGGAGCTTCGAATGTGCCTTCTGTTGTTCTTGCGAATGCAGAAGTTGTAGCACTTTGAAGGATTGTTAGAGCTTGTGGAGATACCACAGCCCAGTTACCTGCGCCGCGACGTGTGCGCTGTGCAATTCTGTTAGCTACGCGATTGATAGCAACAGCTAGAGCAGCGTGTTCGTCACCAACGAATGTTGCTGTGCCAGAAACTGCTGCCTGGTCATAAGCAATATTGTTTTGTGAACCAGCTAGTGTCAATAAAGAAGATAGAACTTCTTGATCGATTTCAGCTGTAATTTCTTGAGCAAGAGCAGCCATGATTTCTGCTTCGATGTCAATACCTTGTTGGGCTTGTGCATCTTGAGCAGCTTCAAATGTCCAGCGAGCTGATAGCTTTCTGGTCTTAGCTTCTACAGTTTGCTTCAAGATTTGAATGCTTAGTCTGTTACCAGCAACACCTTCTTTGGCAGCAGTTGCGTCTGCTTTGCCATTGGTGTTACCAGAATAGCCTTCAGCAATCTTGAATGGGCTTAGTGCCTCTTCACCAGCTGTGGTTGAACCACCTGCGCTACCTGTAAAGCTATCTGCATAGCGAACACGTAGAGTATGGATCTGACCAACTGGTCCTGTCATTGGCTGAACGCCAACCAACTCGTTAGCAATAACGGTTGGCATGACACGTCTGATCACTGGTAGGATCACACGATTTAGTGTTGCAACGTTACCGGCGGAAGTAGCACCAGCAGTAGCACTCTCTGACAAATACTTGCGGGTATTTTCTAGAGTAGCTGCCATTACTGAACGCTTGTTACCTTGTAGGCCTTCTAAGAGAGCCTCTTTAGTTTCCGACCAGCGTGACTCGAGTAATTGTGACATTATAGTTCTCCTTAAACTTTAAGTCCCGCAAGCCTGCGGATGTCAAAAATTTCAGCGGTTTTTTCTTCTTGACCGCTTGTTTGTTGTGCCTTCTTGTCGCCTGTAATTTCTTTGCCTTCTGTCAGTGCTTTCTTCGCCGGTATTCCACCATCCATTACAGCTGGTAGATACTTGTCGAAAGCTGATCTTAATTTTTCAGTTTGAACTGATTCTAGTAAGTCGCTCATAACATTACGTTTGTCGCCGCTTAGTGGTCCTAACAACTCGCCCATTAGATCTTTGCGAGTAGCTTGGTCACGTGCGATACGTAATTCTTGTTCTCTGCTTTCTACTAGTTTTTGTGATTCTGCAACAATCTTTGCTGCTTCTTCTAATTCTGCTTCTTTTTGTGAAACAATTTGTAGAAGTTTAGCGGTTTCAGACTTCTCATTTAAATGAGATGCTGCATACTCGCTTGCGAAGCTTTCAAAAATTCTGCGACCAAAGTCGTTCTTGCGAGCAGCTTCGATATCCTCACGTAACTGAGTCATTTCAGCTTTCAATCCTTTGGAGATCGATTCTGAAACTAACTGAGCTGAGCGAGCGATGAACTCTTTCTTAACCTGTTCGAACTTAGCTTTGCTTTCGCGAACCAATTTAACTTTGGTTTCAGCTAGATCCTTCTTGTCACTGTGGAATTCTGCGATTTCTTTCGCTAGTGCATCTACAATGAATGATTCTAGTTTAGCTACATTAGATGCAACTTTCTTGCGATCTTCATGTAGTTCTGCTAGTTCTTTCTTGAGGTTATTAAAGACAAATGATTCCATTGCAGTGGAATCATCTTTCATCTTCTTAGCATACTTGGCACGAGCTTCAATAAGACCTTGACGATCTTCTGCCAGTTCACCTAATTCTGCTTGTAGGCGATCCGATAACATTGCTTCAACGGCTTCCACCATTGCAGTTTTGTCATGCTCGTATTTTTGAGCAAACTCCTCACGGAGTTGTGCTGTGACTTGTTCACGGTTTTCTTGAATTCTGCTTTGCCAAGCGGATTCAATCTCCGATTTAATTTCCTCGGAAATCACATTGTTCTCGAACAATTGTTTTACGATGTCTAGCATGTGATTCTCCTTCGTTATTTGAGTCTAGAGATGATTCTCTTTAGTGACTCTGCTAGGTATTTTTGAGCCTGTGGATCGCCTTGGACTTCTTTTGCTATTCTAAATGCCTGATATCCACCTGTGTTATTCATCAGATGTTCATAAACTGGTGTTGGGTATGCTCCCGGGGCAGATGGTTGAGCTACTACGTCGACTGTGATAATTTCAAAACCATTGACATTACCACTATTATCTACTTCACCGGAACCTCTACTACTAACACCCAACTTAACTCCCGACTCCAACATGGTCTGAACTAACTGACCCATTGGAGTAGGAAGTATTTTAAGTTTTCCGTAACCGTTAGGACCATCCATCCACATCTTGGTAATCATATGACTAACACGATCTAGATTGATTTTTAAATCCTGTGGGTGATCAACTTCTCCTAGCACAGAGTATCCGCCAGAGATCTGTTCGTTGAGCGTTTTGACAGCCCTGCCAATTTCCTGAGAAGAATAAACACGCTGGTTTGCATTGCGGATGTCTCCTTGAATGCAAATGCCGTTTAGATACAGGGACTTTTTGTCCCCGCTCTCATCTCGCTCCAAGACAATCTGGGCCTGGTCGTAACTCAAATGTTCGGCTAGTGTCGTTCTCACTGTCACGTCCTATTATCTACGGCCACGGAAAAGACTTTGCTTGTTGTCAGCTGATTCTTTTGCACCAGCTTTCTCAGCACCATGTCCTGGCTCTTTCTTTGAAAAAGCGCCGCCAGCTTTGCCGCCTGGGACATTGATGTTGCCTGCGTTATCTTCTGTTGGTTTTTGCTTAATTAGGCTTGAACCTTTTAGTTGTCCTTTGTTTGCTTCAACTGGGCTGCTTTCTGTTCCGCCTTGAGCGATGTTAGAAGCTGTTCCGCCCATATCGTTCTTACCAGCTACGATTGATTTGGTGTTTGCACCGTTATCGCCTGCTGTTGGTTTTTGAACTTTTTCAACATACTCACGAACTGTGGCTAATTCTGGATCCATGGCGTCTTTCATTTCTTCATCGCCGCCCATTTCGTCTTCACCAGACTCATGACCTTTTAGTTCGTCAAACTTAGCTTGTAGCTCGTCAACAATAGCGTCTAAGTCTTGGAAAAGTTCTTCTTCAGACTTTTCGCCTTCTTCACCTTCTTCGTCGTCCATGCCTAACTCACCTTCTAGGTCGTCAGTAGGATCGCCGCCCATATCGCCCATATCGTCGTCACCTTCGATAGCGATATCTTCAAATTCTTCGTCAACTTTTTCGTCGTCTTCGTCTTTTTCTTCATCAGAAGCTTCGTCGACTTTATCTTCGTCCTCGTCTTCGTCTTTTTCTTCTTCTAGATCAAAATCTTCTTGGATTAAACCTTCGTAGATTTCACGTGAACGAGCAACTACATACTCGTGGAATAATTCTTCAGCTTTTTGCTGTTCGTCATTAACAAGATGCTCAAGCATCTGCTCTAAAATATTTTTATCGGCCATAGCTATTCTCCTAATTGTCAAGGCTGTGCTTTATTTAACACGCAGATTACAAATGGGGGTTAAATGGTAGTTTTTTGATCGATTCGATCGAGATAAAGTGAATTTGTGAACTTTTGCCCAAATTCTTTATAGGTTATGTGTGTAAGGTTTGGCAGCGTGGGTCCTAATTTATCTGGTATAAAACCTCCCGGCTCTATCACCCTAATAAAATTAGTGTGTTTAAAATCTTTAATTACTTTTTCAGTTTGACTTAACCAGTTACCAAAAAATGTAGCAGAATCTGTGGATTTTTTGTAGTTAAACGTATCTGCATATATGTTGTTGAATTTACCGTTCAGGCCCTGATAATCAAATCCTAAGATATAGATATCTTTGTGTCCGTTAGTTGCTGCGAACCAAAGTGCTGTAGGTCCTGAACTCCAGCCTTTATGAGGTGTAAAAAAGTTAATATTGTGCTTAGAAGTAATACCTTTGTTAGCATTGGTCCATACTTGATGGTCTTTGTGCCATCCAGATGCTATGATCTCGTTGACCATTTTAACGTCTACTGCTACTAAAAAATGAGGATTAAACTCTCTATACTGTGCGTTACAGCCGTATACTGTGCCGACACTCGTAAGACTAGAAACGTCAACGCATTGTCTGCTGACGCCATTTCCTATGATAAACGCGGTGTTATTGGGCTGGTGCTGCTTCGGCTGGTGTTGCATACATCTGTCTAATAAAGTTTAGTTCAGATTCCTGTTCAACCATATGAGCTTCGCTCTGTAGTCTCATTTGATTAATCATTTTGAGAGTTAAGCGAATTTTACGTGTATCTTCTTTTTCTAAAACAGAACTATCTCTGCTATTGTCGTATCTACGATCGTTAGCAAAGTCGTTGTTTTTCTCGTTAAAATAGAAAAATTCGTTAAGAAGCATAGTGTATTTATTATTGAGCCGGAGCTTCTGCTGGAGGTGCTTCTGCTCCGCCTTCGGCACCAGCTTCTGCTTCTGCTGCCATATCCGGTGGTGCTTCTGCACTTTGTCCGGCGGTTTCTGCTGATAAGCCGCCTGGTGATACTCCTACAGATCTCATATCCTGTGCGGAATCTGTTTTTGGTTTTAGAGTAGAACCGTTTTCTTCCCTCCACAATCTTTCATTTTCTTTAATCTCTTCTTCAGTCATACCTAAGAATCGTTTCATAGCAAAACGTTTGCTTAGATGCGGAATTTGAACAACTTGTGTAAATGTTGCTGCTCTGGCTGTGTCTAATTCACTTTGGCGATAAGCGGCAAAGTTTTGTGGTTGATTAAATTTAAGTTCGAACAATCCAGAATCGATGTTAATACCTTGGCTGTTTAACCAAAGTTTAAATTCTAGATCAAATGTTTCTACAATCATAGATTGTAGACGTTTGCAGTATTCGTTGAATCTTAATTCTTGGATGTAGGCTGTTCCGACTTTTCCGTCAGCCATTGTATTTGGCTGCTCGTCAATGGCCGTTGGAAGATATGAAGCAGGAATGCGAAGAGCCCTAAAAAGTTTGTTAGTAAAATAACGCAGATCTGTAATTTCGCCAAGGTTAGTGCCTCCAGGTAAAGTTTCTACTTTACTGCCACGACCTTCAGCAGTTTGTGGAAAGAAGTAATCTTCGTTTACACTTAGTGGATTATAACTAGCGTCTATGACATTTGCTCCACCGCCTGTGGCTGATGGAATACGTCTTTGTTGGATTTCGTTTTTAACACGTTCAACAAAGCTCATAGCCATATGCGCTGGCATATTTCCAACGTCTACATAGAAAATACGTCTTTCTGGAGCACGTTGTATACGATAGATAATGATAGCATCTTCAAGCAGTTCTTTCTGCTTGTAAACTTTGAATACTGATTCTAACAGTGAATTACCAAAAGGATAGTTATTGTCTAAACCTTCTGATAACGAAATATGTATAACATTTTTTGCATCAACTGCGATTTCGTTTTGAGCATTTTGGAATCTTGTTCCAGGTGTATTTGCTGTAGCACCTACCATGCCTCGACCAAATCCACCACCTGTGGTATAAGAACTTGTGCCGCTTGGAGATGTGTTTGCAGTTCCGTGCGGTGTTACTGCTATTAAGTCTTTGAAATTAAAGTTAATATCTTTTAATACATATTGCTCAGGAATTTTTCCTTCGCTTTCGTTTACAATAATTTTAGATACTTTGGCAGCATCAACAAATAGCCATTTTTTAGTTTGAGGATCTCGGACAAAGAAACAGTCTCCGTATTTGAATGCGTTTCTAACTATACGGAAAATCCTAGTTTCAAATTGGTTCTGCTTGCACCATTTTTGTAAACTGTCTTTGATAATTTTAACTTCTGTAGAAGTAGGCTGTCCTCTAAATCCAATATGAAATGGAGTAAAGTTTTCTTTGTCTTTCTGTGTGCAAAACTCTGCTAGGATATCTAGAGCAGCATTAACTTCGCTGTCCATATCCATTGTATCGTATTGCATATAACGCTCAACACGATTTGGAGCTCCTGCATAAACATCTGGTAAAAACGAACTGTAATTAGCTCGTGCGGGTCCTGGTCGACCTCTGCTACCAATCGGGCTTACCGATTTGGCATTGTCAATGTTAACAGGAGTAAAGTATTTTTTCCAACTCATTTTTATATTATCACTTAGACAGCGGCATATACATCACCAGAGAAGCTCTGCTGAACAGATAGCTGTTTCTCATTGACTTCGTGAACACCTTTATTGATTTTGATAAGCTGATCCATCTTAGTATTTAAGCTAGCCAACAATGTTTCAGCACTTTCTTGAGTAGCTGGTGCTTGCCTTGGATTCTGAGGTCCAGCAGAATTATTTTGGTTGCCTCTTGCTCTATCTTCTTCTGCTTTCTTGAATGCTGCATCTTTAGCTTCAGCTTCTTTCCTTTTGGTTTCGGCCTGATTAACTACTTCTCTTCTAGCACCTTCTGCACTTTCTGCAGCTGGTTTTTCTGGTTCTTTGATAAACGCACTCTTTTGTTGTTTAGCATAACCCAACAACATCTGTGTAGGATCTTCGAGGTTTAATTCTTCTTCTTTTAACTCAGCTGCTTTATCTCTGGCTTTTTGTTCTCTTTCGTTGGCTCCGGCTAATCCGCCAGCACCTTTATTTTTTAGATCAACAATCTTTTGATCTATTTTTGCTGCGGCTGCTTTACGCTCTTGAGCTTTGTTTTCAGAAGAACGTTCAGCAGCTTTGACTTCTCTTTCTTTATCTCTGTCTTTTTCTCTTTGATCTAATTCTTTACGAGTTTGATCTCGAAGTTCTTGACGTTTTTTAGCTTCCTCTTCTGATATGCCTCCTAGAGCATTGGGAATCATTACCAATAAACCATCCATCCAATCTTGTAGTGTTAACCACAATCTTGAAAGATTATCTTTAACTGCTTCTATAGCTGTATTAAATGACCAACCAGATTTATAGAGATATGTAAACAGTGCAACTAGAGCAACAATAGGTGCAACGAATGCGAGTATTGGTGCTGCTGCTGCCCAGGCTGCTCCAGCAAGGCCAGCGAGTCCTAAGTTTGAAGCGATAGTAAGTCCAGTTCTTATTAATTCTAATCCATTCATGATCGCTACATAGCCTGCATAGGCTACCAGTGCTGTTCCTAAAGCTAACAATATAGGCTGCAGATTATCAGCAATGAATGTATACATCTTTTCAAATACAGGATAGACATAGTCCATAATGACGCCGCCGATGGTCTGTAGTGCAGGCCATACATACGTTTGAATTACATCTCCCACAGCCTGGAGAGCTGGCCACACATCTACCATTATTATCGCGGCAAGGTCTAGGAATATAGGATATAGTGTATCTTTAATAAATGTAGAAACTTCTTCAAATACTGGTTTTAGAGTATCTAATAAAAATGTTCCTACCTCTGTTACCACTGCCGAAAATATATGGAATGCTGGAACTACCCAATTCATTACAAGGTCAGCTGCAACCTGGAACGCTTTTAATAATAAATCAAGTATACCGCTGTTAGCCAGTGCCATTTGAAAACTGTTACTAAATGCCGCAAGATTCTGTTTGGCTTTTTCCATGGCCGCGGCTTGTGCCGCCTGTGCTTTTTCTTGTTCTGTCAGTGCTTTTTCTTTTCCGTTGATATCACGCTTGGCTAATTCAGCAAGACCAATATAGGTGTTACCAAATTGTTGAGTGTTATATAGAGCCTGTGTTCTAGCTTCTTCTGATCCTGCTGCTATTTTTGCTTCTGCAATAGCACCTTTATAGGCATTGTCGTAGGCTGCTTGAGAAACTTTTCCACCGCTCTTGATAATGTTACCCATGCGCATAACTTCTTGAGCAGTTCCTCCCATTTGCTGATTAAACATGATAGCAGCATCAGAAGTAATGTTACCTGTAGCAATCATGTCTTTGACTGCTTCTTGTTGTTCCTTAGGGAACTGACTGATGAAGTTGTTCATCATTTTTTGTTCTTTGTCGTCAAGGTTAGCAATAGCCGCACGGAACTGTGCATCTTTCATTCTTGCTTCTTGTTCTTTTTGTAAGTCTGCTCTATTTTGACCTGTGATCTTTGCCAGCGCATCTAATTCTTTCATGTATGCACCAGCACTGGCAGCGATTTCTTTTGTAGATTTTCCTTGTAATGCACCATTGGCCCCATACATTTTAATATAAGTTGCCATTCCTTGATTGACCTGTTCTGTAGTCATACCAAGTCCATATAATTGTGCGCCGATGCCGCTGGTGCGGATCTCTTTGCTCATATCAGCAAATCGTTTTGCACCAGACTCTGTGGTGCCACCTAAAGTCATTAATGCTTCACTATTCTGTGCGATTAAAGCACCAAACTTATCCATGGTCATACCGGCAGCACTGGCCGCCGATGCAAATCCATTTAGGCTGTTACCAAATGTTGCTCCGCCAGCTGTAGCTGATTGATAGGACGCTAATGTTTTATCTGCTGCGGCCGCTACAGCACCAAACACTGTGCCTAATACCGGAATTCCAGAAAATACTGATGCAGCACCACTGAAACTATCACCTACATTAGCAAACTTTTGAATCAGTTGTGCGCTCTGTTCACCTAACGCAAAAAATCCACCAGTTAACTGTTGAACTGGTCGAATAGCAGCACCAACTGCTTTACCTAATCCAAAAAGACTAGGAGCAGCTTTACCACCACCACCTTCTTTACCACCGCCACCGCCACCGCCGCCACTAGGACCTCCAGCTTTGCCTTTTTCTTCTGGGCCTGGCTTACCACCTTTTTTATAGCCTCCGCCTGCGCCGCCTTCGATAGCTTTTAATATTTCTCTAAGGGTAGATTCTGTGGCCGCATTTTTGGCTTCTACTTCACCGACACCTGGAATATTGATCATTACACCGGCCATATTTTATTTTTTCCCCAGAAAAATGCGCATATAAATACAAGACGCTAATTGTATTTATTGGAGAAAAAATGAGTGATTTATTAAATCAACAAACACAACAGAAAAAAAATCCGTTGGCTGGTTGGTTTCGACAACCAAAGATCTATGTGAAACTGCCTTCTAACGGTGAGTTCTACCCGGCAGGCGCATTAGATGTCAGCACTACAGGAGAGTATCCGGTATATGCAATGACAGCTAAAGACGAACTAATGATGAAAACTCCCG